TATGAAGAATACGGCCTTCAAGCTGATATTGAACACATAGAAGACAAAATGGAAACGGAAAACTATCGTTTTAACATAACGAGACTTGGCGGAAGTTTAGCGAAAGAAGATAGAATAAAAAAGCTCGTTCCCGTATTTGAGCAAAACAGGTTCTGGCTTCCTGAAAAGCTAAATTACATAAATAATGAATCAAAATCAGTGGACCTTACAAAGAGCTTTATTGAAGATGAATACCAAGCCTTTCCGGTTTCAACCCATGATGATATGCTCGACTGTTTTGCTAGAGTATTGGACCAAAAGCTAAACGCAGTATTTCCAAAAGAGAGAAAGAAAATTAAGCCAATTAAAAATTTCGGGGGAATGGCTGGGCCTAATTCTTGGATGGGATGATTTGAGAGTATTACCTTAAGTAATATATTTTATTACCTCTTATCTTGAATACTCTGAAAAGGTGGCTACAAATAAAAAAGAATCAAAGAAAGTTGAGAAGTTCTTAAAGACTGCAAGAAAGCGGTTTAATCTTGCTGACGAAGCGGTAAAAGAGATTAGAAAAAAAGGCGACGAAGATTTGCAATTTCGCCTTGGAAATCAATGGGATGATTTTACAAGAAAGCAAAGAGAATCTTACGGAAGACCTTGTTTAACTATCAATAGAACGCCACAATTCATTAAGCAAATCACAAATGACATGAGACAAAACAGGCCTTCAGTGAATGTTTCGCCTGTAGATGATTTGGCCGATAAAGATACCGCTAAAATCTATAAGAAATATTGAATACAATTCCAATGCTCATGCTGCCTATGATTATGCTTTTGAATGCGCAGTAACGCGCTCTTATGGATATTGGCGAATTGCAACGGATTATATTAATCCTGAAAGCTTCGACCAAGAAATTTTAATCAAGCGAATTAAAAACCCGAATGCTGTTTTCCTTGATCCGACTGCGGTTGAGCCTGACGGCTCAGACGCTGACTGGGGTTTTGTTTTTGAGGATGTGTTGATTGATGATTACAAAGCAATGTATCCTAATTCAGAACTGGCCAGCATGGACGACTGGTCTTCTATCGGGGAAAAAGCGCAAGGATGGGCTAGCTCCGATAGAGTTAGAGTTTGCGAATACTTCTATAAAGATCAAGTGGAAGACACTCTTTATCTTTTAGAAGACGGTTCAACTATTTTTAAAAGTGAACTTCCTGAAGACTTCGAAGACTTCCAGCTTATAAAGAACGAGCGAAAAACTACTACAGAAAAAGTTAAATGGGCGAAGATAAATGCCTGTGAAATATTAGAAGAAACAGAAATTCCTTCTCGTTTTATTCCTATCGTTCCGGTTTTAGGGGATGAAATTGACGATAATGGAAAGACTGTTTTAGAGAGTGTTGTTAGAAACACTAAAGATCCTCAAAAGATGTTAAATTACTGGGCTTCGGCTGAAACGGAAGCGATCACACAAGCGCCTTTAAGCCCGTTTATCGTTGCTGAAGGTCAAGTTGAAGGATACGAAGAAATTTGGCAAAACGCTAATAAAGTTCCTTACGCTTTTCTTCCATACAAGCCAACTGATTTAAGTGGGCAAATGGTTTCACCTCCGCAAAGAAATTCTTTTGAGCCTGCGGTTATGGCGATCACAAATGCTAGAATACAAGCTTCTCAAGATTTGAAAGACACCAGTGGAATACAGGATGCCTCTCTTGGGATGGTGGGAAATGAAACCTCCGGCGTTGCTATTCAAAGAAGAAATATGCAGTCGCAAACTGCTAATTATCATTTCATTGATAACTTTATGAGATCCATAAAGCATACGGGTCGCATTTTAGTTGAAATGATCCCTAAAATTTATGACGCAGAAAGAACGGTTCGTATTATTGGCGAAGATAAGAGTGAAGAGATTGTAAAAATCAATTCTCTTTTTGAAAGAGACGGGAAAGCGGAATTAATTGATCTTTCTCGCGGTCGTTATGATGTGACAATTTCCACAGGACCAAGTTTTACAAGCAAACGTCAAGAGGCTGCGCAATCCATGATTGAAATGAGCCGAAATAATCCTAAGTTTGTTGAGATCGCAGGGGACTTGATGATTAAGAATCAAGACTGGCCTGGGGCGGATGAAATCTCTGAAAGATTTAAACGAACAATCAACCCACAAATTTTAGGCGAAGAACAAGAGCAAGTTATTCCTCCGCAAGTACAAGCTCAGATGCAGCAATCAGCGGCTATGATTGATGCCCTAACAAAACAGCTTAATGACGCTACAGAAGAGATTAAAACAAAGCGTTTAGAGCTTGAGTCAGAAGAGCGCATTGCTGTTTTAAAAATGGAAACTGACATCAGAAAAGAACAAATCAAAGCAGAAAGCTCAAGAGGTTTCTTTCTAGCCGAGCAACAAGCTAAAGAACTAGAAAAAAGACAAGCTCTTCTAAATTCAGAGGTGCCAATGGATTTATCTTTTGGACCACCTGAAATGCATAACCCAAATTTTAATCAGGTAGGGAATGAAGTACCGCCTGAATTTATACAAGGACCAACTGGCGAGCCTTTAAATGAGCCAGGTTATTTCGTGGAGGATTAAACCATGTCAATTGAAGTTGTTACTCAAGAATCAGTTATGGAGGCACCTTTAGGAAACGAAAACGTGACCGAAGAAGCCACTGAATCAAAAGAAACACAAGAGGCCGAAGGCTCTGAAGAGCAAGAAACCGCTAGTGAATCGGCACCACTAGATGAAGAGACTGAGAAAACAGAAGGTGAAGAAGATTCTGAAGAAGAAATCGAAGAAGATGATTCTGAAGAAGAAGACGAGCCGGAAGTTGAGGAAAAGAAAGCTCACAACAAAGGGGCGGTAAAAAGAATTAATAAGTTAACTTCTAAGCTGTATGAGAAGGACGAAACAATCGAAAGCTTAAAAGCAGAATTAGAAGCACTTCGAAATAATTCTAAGCTCGAAGAAAAAGTTGAAGCTAAGCCTCAAGCTGAAAACCAAGCGCCAAACCCGGATGATTTTGAAGAGTATCAAGATTATTTGGATGCTCACGCAGACTGGCGTTATGACATGAGAAGAGCCGAAGAGAAGGCAAAAGAAGAACAAGAAGCTAAGCAGAAAGCATTCCTTGATAGAAGAAATGAATTTAGTAATAAGCTTGGCGATTTTGGCAAAGATAAAGAAGATTTTAGTGATTTAGTAGATAAAATGGCTAAAGAAAATGTCATTGTGCCTGTTTACGTTGAAGACATGATTATGTCTTCTGACAATGGCCCCGCTATTCTTTATCATTTCATGAAAAATGAAGATGCTAGAAATAATGTTTTTAACAAAACGCCTCTCGATGCTGCTTTTGCGGTCGGAGCTTTAAGTGCAAAGCTTTCTCAGTCTCAAGAAAAACCAAAAGAAGTTATTGAAAAAAAACAAACCAAAGCCCCGGCTCCGGCTAAGCCCGTTAGTGGTAAAAACGCTAGTGTCAAAAAAGACATTTACGACAATAGCACTTCCCAAACTGAATATGAAAGATTGAGAGAAGAGCAATGGAAAGCCAAGGCAAGATTTTAAGAAAAGGAAATTAAAAGATGGCTAATACTTTATTAACCTCCGATATGATCGCAAAAGAAGCTTTAATGCAGTTTAAAAACAGCTTAGGCTTCACTAAAGGTGCAAACCGCCAATACAACGATAAATTCGCTGTAAGTGGTGCAAAGATTGGTAACAAAATCGACATTAGAAAACCTCAACGCTTTCAAGTGACTGACGGTGCAACGGTTTCTAAACAAGATGTAGTGAACGAAGTTGTAAGTTTAACTCTTGATTCTAGAAAGCACGTTGCTTTCCAGTTTTCTTCTCAAGAATTGACTTTAGACATTGATCGCTTCTCTGAGACTTATGTAGCGCCTGCGGCTCACGCTCTTGCTAACAAAGTTGATATTGACGGTCTTGCAAAGGCTGCGGTTGTAGCGAATGCAGTTGGAACGCCTGGAACTACTCCAAGCTCACTTAGCATCGCAGGTCAAGCTCGCGCGAAGTTAAACCAATACGCTGCACCTTCTAACGGTCGTAGCATCATTTTAGGAAGTGATGAAATGACTGGTTTAGTTGATGGGGCTCAAGCTCTTTTCAACCCAACAAAAGAAATTGCTCGTCAGTATGAAGACGGCTTTATCGGTCGCGCTCGTGGTTTTGATTGGAGAGAAAGCGAAAACATTAAGCTTCACACTGTAGGAGCTCAAGGTGGTACTCCAGTAGTAAACGGTGCTTCTCAAACTGGAAGCTCTTTAAACACT